CACAAACGATATTTTCAAAAGTAGAATCGACGATTTTATTAAAGATTGTCAAAACGAAGTGGCAAGAGGAGTTTATAGATATGCAACTTTTATTTATGTATCCAAATTTTATTTAAGTTTTTTTCAATTATTTTTCAATAAAAAACGTGAAGCCTTTATTTTACTAGGGTTCACGTTTATAACTTTTTTTATGTAATTTTGTAATATTATATAAATATCTTACAAGTTTTATTTTAATTTAACCGTTTGGCTCTCGGTGCTGGTTAAATTGGTAGTTATTGGCCCGGGGGTGTAAGATCCTGGAACTAGAGAATTAAGGACCAGCGCAATTTTAGCCAATTCACCGGCCACTTGTATGTCCTTCGCATCGATGGCACTTTTGAGCGGCTGGAACCTGACCCCCGAAAACTCCGATCCGTTCAACTCCAGAACTCCCGAAGCCCTTGAATGCACATACCCCACGACCTCCCCAGAACTCCCTATAGCGTATATCCGACTGCTCCCTACCTCCGCTAGCTGATTCTTGTTGATATACCCGATGATAACAGATTCTCCCTTGTTGGAAGTCTCCCCGAATATGGCTGTCCAATTTTCGGGTGCTGAACTGTCAAAACCAAATGGCGAGCTTTCTTTGGCCGTTTTAGCCCCAAATTGGAAAACCTTTAATATCCTTTTGCCCTGTTCTATTGAAGAACTTTTTAATTTACTGAATGTAAGCATAGCTTTTGTATTAGATGATTTGAAAAAAAAAATTTATTTTTTATTTCTTAAAAAAAAATTATTTATTTATTGGTTTGAAAAAAAATTTATTTTTTATTTTACAATATATTCTGATTATTAAGATATAAATTCACGTCCTCGTTTAGGTGTACGTTTGTGTGAAAGTCCTCGTCCGAATGATTGAAGAAAAGATTTCTCGGATTGTCTCCGCTAAAACTTTCAGGCGGTACTAAATTCAAGTTTGTTGTGTCGCTTTTTTCATCAAACTTCATTGTAATACTATCCACCATCCAACGGTTGTATGCGTAGTTGTAAATGTAGTGGTTGTGGCAATTCACAATTTCACCCGGAAATATCTCGTCAAACAATCCTTGAAGCTCAACTGTGGCAGTGATGTTTTTCAACTCGGCAGCCAACTCATTCTTTGCAGCATCTTTCGTTTCCGTATCTTCGCCTGACGTTAATAGCTTCGTTGTAGGGCGATATTTTCCCACTAAGGTATTCTTTGATACATCGGCAGTAGAAACGCCCTCATTTTCATCGCTAGGCTGTCTGACAATGTTTATGTCGGAGTGCATCCCCTGACCGTTTACATCCATACCCATTGACAAAGAATTTCCTTTTGTAAAAAAGTATCTTGGCTTTTGTAGTAAATCGGGTTGGAAAAGCAATACATCTCCTTTCTCGTTGTGCGACAAGATAATGTTTTTTTGCCCTGCCAATTTAGCCAAATAATCCTTGATGGTTTCCGTTGGGCTTGCAGAAGTCCTCCCGAATACTGAATTAGACTTGGCTTTTAACGATTCATAATCCGACTTGGCACGAACATTTTTAGCTTTACTTTTTACAGCCGTTTCGCTTATTGTTTTGGCTTGATCCGAAATCAAAACTTTGATACCAAACAACCCGCACAACTTCTCGGCAATGTCTTTCAAGGAACGGTTGGTGCTTTCCAATGGGTACGAACTTACAGGAATCGTGACATCCTCCAAGATACCAGTTTTTGAATAGCCCGAAATTATTACCAATTCTCGACCTGAATTACTTTTGAAACGATGGTTTAAAATCGTTCCTGTAAAAATCAATTTGTTGTTGGAATTAAAAATTTGAACTTCTTTATATTGCAATGGCTTGAACATTTCCTGATGCTCCTTGTTCTGTGCGCTGAACCGTGATGCAAACTCAAATGTAGATGCTATCGAATCCAACTTCAATGTTATGGAACCTGCCGTGAAGAAGTCCACATTCTTACCATCTATATTTATTCTGAAAGCCATAATACTAATGTGTTTTAGAAAAAAAATTTTATTTTTTATTTTGCGTAGCGAATTTCAAACCCTTTTTCTATGGCAAATAACTGATTCAATTTTAAATTATTTGTTTTCACAAAGGTATCAATGTTGGCATCATCATCATCCAATCCAAGGTATCTGTGTACCAATAAAATTACGTTTGTTTTCTTGTCGGTAATCACAATTCTTTCTCGTTTGGCTTCAAATGACATTCGATATAAATTAGCAATGGTATAATTTACCAAAGAATTTAATTCTGATTGTACCGAAGCATCAGGACTGTAAGTATTATTCACATCGTAAACCGATACTTTCAAATCCCCCAAAGTATCAACGTAATCTTTATGGATTTTAGCTATTCTCGCTGTCATTTTCTCGACATCAGAAACCAAAACATAATCTCCTACAATCGGAGTAACCGCACCTAAACTCATTGAAGCTATTACAGAAGCCCCCATTGATTCAAAATACTTTTTATCAGCCAATGTAGTGATTGACATTTTTAATCGATAATAGATATTCTCATACGATGCAATACGTCCTTCAACTGCTTGTTCGTAGGTTGCTGGCAAGTCCAAGAAATTCTGAATAGATTGTATGGCATTTAGTGGAGCTTCTAAAAGATTGTCGATTGCTTTCAGTCCTGCATTTAAACCGTTTTGAAAGTCCGCAAAAGTATTACTATCTTGAATGCTTTTCATTTCTCCCGACATATCAGTAATGCTCTGTGCTTGTTTTGCTACATCAATCGAAGCAAAGTTTACATTGGTAACTGCTGACAAAGCCGAAACTGAATAAACCAAATCTCGCTTATCTCTCGTATTGTCTTTAACCGAAAAATTTGATACAGGATAATCAGCATCGATACTCTCCCAAAATGGCACTGTAATTTCAGTCAGATTCAACGAACTATCGTCACGCTTAATACTTATCGGTTGTCCTTTTATCGTACCGTAAAACGGATGTACAATAGTCCACGGTCTTGGGTCGTCTGCCGAAATCTCAAACCTATACGCTTGCTCTATATTATCTGCTCCCTGAAACCAAAATACCAAAGGCAATTTTCTTGACTTTGGCTTCTTTCTGTCAACCAACGTACCATACACGCTGATAAATTCAAAGGATGATGTGTTGTATTCCTTTTCTAATTCTCCACCCTTGTAAAATGGATAATAAGTTTGTCCATCGCCTGTTACAATCGAGAATTTTATGTTGGTGATTCTTTCTTCCCACGTCATAGTAATTATTTTTATCTTGTGCTTTTCAGCACCTTGTTAAATTGAAATGTAGCAGCTTTCAAGTAGAAATCATCCATTTGCTTTTGAGTTTTCAATGCCGCTTCTCGGTTGAAATGAGATGCTTTTGCTCGTGCAGGATTCTTTTTTCTGGAACGCATTAAGAAATCTAAATCAATGTTTAATTTTTTTCCATTTCTGTCAAACTTCTTAACTTGAACTAAAAATTTTCCTTTTGATGTTTCAATGTATGTTGGCATTTTTTCTTTGTAGGAAGCCATCATATTTGGAACGTTAGCTAATTTTCTACTTTTACGATAACTACTTGTTCCTCTTGCTATTTTATTTTTATCAAATCTAGCTTTTCTACGAACTCGTTTTGCTAAACTATTTCCTGTTCTTGTTTTAGCCAAATACATCGCACCTTCTTTGTCTGTTCCTCCAACTTCATTATGCTCCATTCCTTCGGGTACTTTACTACCGCTTACTCCATCTTTAGGTATAAATCCGACCTCCGAGTGCATTGAACTTACATTAAATCCATTAGCCCTCTTTACCCCTGTAAACTTTTTAAATACTGTTGGATTACGAACAGTCATATTTCTTTTGGCTGAATCCAAAATCTCTTTTTGTTTCATAGAGAAAGCAGCATCATTAAGTGTACTTCTCACTGCTGCTGGAAAAGCCGATTTATTCAAACGTTCCAATTTGGCAGTCAAAATGATTGCCGCATTGGTGTTTACGTTCATAGTAAAATTAGCCATAATTATAATTTACAAAGTCCACGCTTTTGCAACTTCCCCTGACGAGAAGTAAGTTTTCCCATTGAATCCGAATAGATTTCCATTGATACTACCATAATCCCCTAAAACTGTTTTCGTTCCTGTGGTAAGGCTGTATGATGTTAAAACTCCCGAAATCAAAGTGTAAAGCAATTCGTTTTTTACAACTGAATTTGATGTTTTTACAAATGTAGCATCCAAATCTAAACTTGAAGCCAAAGTCAATGTAGCACCTCCAACGCTGTAAATCAATTTTGTGATGGAATAATCATTAGCATTAGCATTCATAGCATTGGTAACATAAACAGTTCCTTGTTTCATATAAACATAAGGCGAAAAATTACTTGCATTTGCAAAAGAAGTTCCCACCAAAGCCACCGCAAAAGAAACGCTCAAATCAGTCAAGGCAAATTGTCTGAAAAAATAAGTATTTGTACTTGGTATCAAACAAAAACAAAGTGCATATCCGTTTGAAATTAATATGTCATTTACCAATACTGTACCATCGCTTACATTTACTCGAATAATGCTTTCTAAATAATTAATACTTGGTGTATCGCTTATCAAATTCCCTCCTGATTGGTAGTACATTTTGTTGCTGTCATTGAAAGCGATTGGCAACCCCATTACGGTAAAAATTTCATCAGAAATAGAATCTAAGAAAGCCAAAGAATAAGCACGTACTCCCGAAGTATCAAGAATCAATAATAATTCATCAGAAGCCTTGAAACCCGAACTTGTGAAAGGATATGTTGTAGCACCCGACCCTTTGAAAGTATAAGTTCCTCCATTGGCATAAGCATCAGTAGCCCTTGCAACAAAAAAATATTTATTTGGCAACAATTCTATTGGCAAAGGAATACTCCAAACTGTTCCTGTCAATGTCAAAATTTGCTCAATGTCATTCAAAGTATTTGGTAGTTTTTTCAAGGCTTCCAAAATTTGATATTGTGTCAAATCATTGTCTTGTGTGCCGGTTGGAGTTACTCCTGTAGTTTGCAAAAGTTTGTACAAGTTTGTCAGTACGTCTCCGTAAATTTCTTCTACTACAGGAGTACCATCTACAAGATCGGTTTCGTTTTGAATTGTACTAAAAGGAAACTTGGCATCTGAATTCTGTGGTACCGGTAAATTTTTTATCGTTCTCATTTATTATTTTTTATAATTGGACTACTTCAAAATGAACTTTTAAACTCTGTGGGTTTGAGGATATTTCTCTCATACTAACTTGAAATTGTGTTGTAGATATAGGCTTAAATACTATTTGTGTAATATCATTGTCAGTATCTAAACTTGCACTTTCTCCTTGCACGAACGAACGAACTACATAATTTGTATCTGCCATTGCATTTTGAAGTGTACAAGTGATAATTGAATCTGGGCCTGTACTTGTCAATGTGGCTGCTGTTATATCTCCACTTACAGGCAAACTACCACTTCCTCCAATATTCAAACCACTGAACCAACCAACATTTTTTACAGGACTTGCTCCAATTCCATCTACAATAGCAAAGTGTTCCTTTGGATAAAGACCGTTTCTTAATGCGGTTGCCAAATAGTTAACTGAATCAGCACCAATTGTTCTCAAAGTATAAGTAACTTTATTTACCAAAGGAGTTGTGGCAACCGTATCAATTGTACCAGCGTTTTCTTCTGATTGCGATGCTTTTTTCAAATACAATAATTCCCCTACCATCGCATTTAAGCTATTCCAATCAGCTACTCGAACTATCGATACACCTAATGCAGTTTTAATCACTCTAACGTACTCATTTGCCTTGAAATTCCCTGAATAAGTTATAGCCATACTTGTTACCCCTGTACCTTTGATAAGTGTTTCTGTAGTTTTATTTGCAGAAGCCAAACAAATCAAAAACTCGTTGTTTTTCATCAATGATAATTTAATATCTATTGAAAGGGTTGTCGTTCCGTTTGTGGTCAAAGGATAAATGTAATCATTCTTAGAAGCCAAAGCCGATAACGCTTCTATAATCTGATAACCGTTTGTTTCATTGTCGGGAAGTCCTGTTGGCACAATTTCATACAACCGCATCAGTCTTGAAATGTTACTGTGTAAATCTCCATATACCGAACGATTTACTCCTGTTCCATTACCTGAACCGTCATTGTCTTTTATTCTTGCATCAGGATAATTTGAAGGATCGCTATTATCTACGTTTTCGTTATTCTTTAATGGTATCATATATTTTATTTTTTAAATTATTTCTGCTTTCCAATATCCGCTACCTAAATGAATGAATCTAGCAGAAATATTAGCTCCAATAGAAATACTACCTGCTGTTGTGGCAACTCCTCCAGATGATAAAACAGATGTTCCCGATTGATTTCCTCTAACCGAAAAAGAACTTGCATTATTTAAAGCAAACACTAAAACTTCAAACCCTATTTTTGTGACTGTTGGCAGTACAACTTTATCAGAAGCACCAGTAGTAGATACCGTATTTAAATTATACGATAGAAATTTATATGGAGAAACATTGTCTGCCTCAACCGAACCCGCTGTTTTTTCGGGAGCTTGTTGATCCAAATAATCCATCATCAAAACACGGTTCTCCCCATCTTCTATTTGCGTCAAACTTTTAGCAGTTGTTTTTCCTGATATTTTAGCCGTAATATCATCGTTTACGTCTTGTCTTGTAATTGGCATAATTTTTATTTTTTAGTTATAAACATCATTGTAAATGTCATTGTGTATTCTTGGCGCAACATAATCGGTAAAATTAATAAAAGTAAAAGCAACTAAATGCGCTGGCTTCAATTTTAATACTAATTCTCTAAATTCTTCTTCTCTTTTTGGAGGAATATTTGCCATATCCCCTAAAACTGCTCCTCCGATAAAGAACGTAGCCCATAATCTTTCATCATCCACGGAATAAGATTCATTTGGTTTGTATGAATTAGCAATAACCTGTGAACTTCCTCCCCCGTGCTGAACCCCAATTCCGTGTTGTGTTGTTCCTCCGTGTTGCACCGTAGCAACCGCCATCGAAATTATGTCTTGTGGTCTTTGAAAAGGTCTTGTATTTTCGTGAACATAAACATCAAATCCTGCTAATTGTAATTGATATTCGATGTAGTTTTTATGCTGTCTTGCAGGAACGTTTCTCCCACGGCTCATTCTTCGGTAAATAGCTTTTCTTCTTTCGTCTAATCCCAATGTCAAATCAGCAATCATTCCAAAACGATATTCCCATAATTTACAATCTTCTTCCGTGAAATTATCATTATCAGGAAAAGTAGAATCAATGGTAGATTGGCAGTCATTAATAATTCGGATAAAACTTTTATTCAAAGCTAAATGAGTATTGTTTGCCACCCCATCTTTCGGCATATAAAACGCTCGACCTGTAGGATATAATTGAGCAGCCAACTCCGACATTAAATCAGTCAAACTTTTGATTCCTGCTACAGGAAATCGATGTGGAGTTTTTGAACCGTGAGGTGTATTCGACCCGTGAACGGTACTTTTTTCGGTTACTTCATACATAACTATACGGTATAAGTTAAGTTTCTCAAATAAGGAATATTTCCAAGTGTAAATTCATAGGATGTAATTGCATTTCCATCCACGTACAAAGTTAGCAAATTAAAGAAGTTTCCGTTAGTCAAAGTATCTGTAACTACTGATTGAACTTTTCCAGAATACAAAATGTCATTTTTATTTCTTCTCAAATCGGCACCCGAAATAAACGGTCTTACATTGTACAACAAATCAGTTATACTCGAATTGATTGAAGCCCTTACTGCTGTTGTATCGACATTCAATCCTTTTATTGTTACATCTACAGGAATCAAAACTATTGGTAAAACCGTAACATTAGCTTGCATTGGTCGCCTTCCTCTTTCGTTTATCGGCTTGGTAGTGTCGGGGTCTTGTTCTATTACATCCTCTACATCACTCAAAATAGTTGAAGTTGGAGTTCCTTTCCCATCATTACTATCAACCAATGTGGCTTCCACGTACAAACTAATATCCCCTGTATCTACATCAGGCACGTAAGGGTAAACTAATCGTACTCCCTGTGCATCGGTACACCATTGGCGATAATCTGCTCTTGAACCTCCTTGTGGCTCTAATTGAATTGCATTCAAAATAGCTGAACGATACAATTCTGTGGTTTCTCCTGCCTTTGGTTGTACTAAAACTTCTGTAACGGTTACTGTTTTGTTAACTCCAATAACAGGCTCGGTAATGGTCAATTTATCGGCAACATTCAAATTATAATCTACTCCTGCACCTATCGAACGAATTTCAATTTCATCGCTTGTTCCTGTCAATGTATAGGCTGAATCCAAGATATAAACTTGACCAGGATTCAAGGAATCTTCATTGGACTTAAAGGTTAAATTCACTCTCAAAACCGATCCTGCAACTCCTGTAACCGAAACTTTGAATGAACCTACAGTATCAGGAAAAGGATTTCGATTCATATAAATCATTCCTTGTCTTTCAAGTGTTCCGCCTTGGTCGGCAGTGGTAGCTTTGTCAGGAAAAATATTGTCTTGAATGTCGCTCAAATACAAATAAACCAAATGATACTGTGCTGATAAAACCAATGCAAAAGCATCTAAAGTTTTCTTTAAGTAATCAATACTTAGGTTTAATTTGCTTCGTAAATCGTTGGATATATTCGTGTTTATTTCTTTAATACTTGGAATTGGCTTCATTTTTAAATCAATTTAGTTATTATTACTTCGTTTTTTGAGTTGTTCCAAACCATTTGCAATACTTTGTCTTGTTGGTTGGTTTTCTCCTTGAAATTTACTGTGATGGATATTCTCGATACGCTATCAATTCCAACTTCCACGGTAAAATCAACAACTCCTTTTAGGTAGTCCAAATCATTATTCACGGCTTGCAAAATGCTTAATCTACCCGAACTATTCAAAGCCACATTCCCCAAAGTCCTCTCCGTTTCTGAATTGAATTGCTTGGTCTTAACATCCTTCCAAATCAAAGAATTTCCCCAATAGTCAGAACGTTCTTCGCTTTCTAAATAGGACTGCTTTGTAGATGCCTGAATATTGCCCCCAAACAACGCTAAATAGATTTGTTGATATAATGATTCACCCATCAATAAATCGTTGTTTACAATGGCAAAATCACCGCCACTTCCTGTTTCAAATAAATGTATGTCGGTTGTATTCATTTTTTATTTGTATTTATTCCAAGAACCTTGATTATTACCTAACATAACAGGTATTCCGTAAAGTTGGCTTTCGTCAAGATGCACTTTGCTTCCATCTTTAGACTCGACAACAACTTTTAATACCCCTCCTTTTCCATTTACTCCATCAGCACCATCATTACCATTTTTACCTGCTAAATTCTGTGGGGTCTTAAAGGCATCCCAAGAAGTAGTATTAAAATCCCCAAAAGAAGTTATTCCGTTTGGACTACGCCTTAAATGTTTTTCTACAGACATTTCCGATGGTATTTGTGTAATAATGCCTTTTAAATCATTTGCCATTTCCTTAAATGGAGATCCAATTAATGGTATTCTACCCATAATATTGAAAATCTTCACTAATGTTCCTAAAACAAAATCTTCTAACATTATTCCAACTCCTTTTATAGCACCCATTATTCCTTCCCCCTCAAATAACCCTGTAATGTGGCTCCAATGTTTACCAATCTTTTCAATCAATAACCAAATTTGACCTAGCGGACCTGTCATTACTAATAAAACATCCCGCCAATCTTCCCAGTGCTGAACCATATCAATAACAATCCAAATCAAAGCTCCAATGGCAAGTACAACCAATCCTATCGGCCATAAAAACGCCCACAATGCAGTAACACATCCCCATAATGCAGTTGCAAATCCAACATTTGCCAACGCAGCCATTGTAGAAACAAAAGTATAGGCTTTCATTATTCCTGAAACAATTCCAATAGCAGTACTTAATCCGTAAAACAAAACAGCTCCAATCTTAGCAGCGACACCTAAAGCAAGTAGCCATATTGTTGCTTTCATAAGAGTAATTGCAAGCCATTTATTATTTTTAATCCACTCTGTTGTTTTTTCAATTATTGGAAAAACCCTATCAGCAAATTTATTAATTAAAGGAATTAAAGCGTCACCAAATTTTATTGCTAAAAGAGAGACTTGCGCCTTCAAATCTTTTATTCTTTTAGCTAATGTAGCATTGTTTTTAGCAGCCTGTTCTTGTGCTGCATTTGTTTTCTTTATAGCGTCTAAAAATCTAATGTAATCATCGAAATTTTGAAACATTGTTGCCCCTGTCTGAATTCCAGTTTTCTTGAAAAACAATCCCATTGCAGCACTTTTGCCTTCAA